GTCAATGGTGGGAGAATGAAGGACAGAGAGCATTAGCTAATAACTCTGTAGCATTTAAAGGTAAGCCTGAGATGGGTACATTCATGCGAGAGTGGACATCCTTATATGAATCTAAGTCAGGTGAACGTGGTATCTTTAATAGACAAGCTGCCCAAGTTAAAGCATCTGAGAATGGTAGACGAGAAACTAACCATTACTTTGGTTGTAATCCATGTAGTGAGATTATTCTTAGACCATATCAGTTCTGTAATCTTACAGAGGTAGTGTGTAGAGTTACAGATGGCTTAGAATCCTTGAAAGAAAAGGTACGTATGGCTACAATCTTAGGTACATTCCAATCAACTCTTACTAATTTTAAATACTTACGTAAGATATGGAAGGACAATACAGAGGAAGAAAGACTATTAGGAGTTTCCCTAACAGGTATTCTTGACTGTCCTATATGGACACCTGAAATCTTAGAGATATTAAGAGATGTAGCAGTAGAAACTAATAAGAAGATGTCTAAAGACTTAGGTATTCCACAGTCAACTGCTATAACTTGTGTCAAACCTAGTGGTACAGTTAGTCAATTAGTTGACAGTGCTTCAGGTATTCATGCTAGACATAATGACTATTACATCCGAACTGTACGTGGTGACAACAAAGACCCACTCACACAGTTTATGAAAGATAATGGTATACCAAGTGAGCCATGTGCCATGAAGCCTGACAGTACGACTGTGTTCAGCTTTCCTATGAAGTCACCATCTGGTGCTACGACTAGGACAGAGATGTCTGCTATAGAACAGCTAGAGTATTGGCTTATGTTCCAAAGACATTGGTGTGAGCACAAGCCTTCTGTTACTGTATCTGTTAAAGAAGATGAGTGGATGGAAGTAGGAGCATGGGTATACAAAAACTTTGATGAAGTATCAGGCATATCGTTCCTACCATTTAGTGACCATACATATGCTCAAGCACCCTATCAAGATATAACAGGTGGAGAATATGAGCAGTTATATAAACAGATGCCTGAGTCTATTGATTGGTCTAAGTTAGCAGACTATGAGAAAGAAGATACTACTACAGGTGGTAGAGAACTTGCTTGTACTGCTGATTCATGTGAGTTCGTTGACATAGAAGCTAGTTAATGATAGAGGGGAATGAATTACTATGGTGGCAGTGGTGGTTGTTAATCGCCATTTCCATCAACACTACAATAAACTTAATAGTTTTCTTTCGTGGTAGGAAGCTACACATACGAGAGTTTTTACATTTGAAACCTAAACCTAAACGGAGTATAAAATGAGAGATATGATAATTGGAGCACTTAAAACTAAACTGCTAGGACAGATGAATAGTCATATAGCTAATATAGAAGTTATGATGACTAATCCTGTTGGTGTTGGAGACCATCCTACTATAATAGATACTATAGAAAAAGAGTTAGCAGCTTTAGATAGTGAGAATGGTAAATTAAATGTTTTAGTAAAGTATTTAGAAAGGAATCAAAATGAAGCCATTGAAGAGCAGAAAAAGGAATCCAAATCTAAGTAAGTATGATGCACCCTTAAAGATACAGTTTACTAAGGGTATGTCAGACTTCAAGAGAGGTAAGATTACTAATCCATACCATGCGAATAGTATGCAGTCACGTGAGTGGCTTAGAGGTTTTAACACCTCATTCTACCAAAAGTTAGAGAGAGTAAAAAGAGATGAAAATAGAAGAAGAAGCGAGGAAGTACATGCAAGATAAATTGTTTATTGAGGAGATAATAACTCCTGATTTATATGAAAAACTAGCAGGATGGACTGCTGTCTTTCCTGAAGACAAAGCACTAGAGTACTTAGCATTAGGTATGACAAGTGAAGCAGGTGAGGTAGCAGGGAAGGTAAAGAAACTTATACGTGATGGTGCTGACAAGGAAGACTTTGAAGTAAAGAAACTTGCCATAGCATCAGAGATAGGTGATGTACTTTGGTATTGTGCTATGATGGCAAAGGAGGTTGGAGTTCCCTTGAATACCATTATGCAAGATAACTTAAGGAAGTTACATGATAGAAAGGAACGTGGAAAACTACATGGCTCAGGCGATGACCGTTAATCAGTCTTAGTGGGAAGCTCTTGCTGATTCTTATAAGTTTTAGTTAAGTGTTCAGGTAAATATTCCCAATAAGGAGTTTCTCTTCGTTTTTTAAAGTAGTTTAATCCTGCTTTTTTAAATAACTCAATACCATGACTATCAAGAACCATAGCCTTACCATATGCATTAGATGCTTGTTTAATATCTGCAATCATCTTTTTCTTTTCAGTTGGTAAGGCTCTTTTATATGCTTCAGTTTGTATTAACTCTAATCCATATTGATGAAACTGAGCACCTGTGTAACCCTCTAATATAGAATATTGTTCTAAATTTAAATCAACCCTAGCACCATCAAATCCCTGTAAAGACATTTTACGTGATGGTCTACTATGAGCATACTCCATTTTAACTAATTCTTGTGCGAATGGGTCATCTTTTAATGTATACTCTCTAGTTATACTACCAATAACTTCTTTTATATCCTCATCAAGACCTTGTTTACCATACTGTTCTAAGTACATTATTCTACCAAACATATCATGCCTAATAGGTAAGTCTCTCCTAATAAAAGGTATTGAATCTCTTATAACATCTAATGCTGTATAAGTATCTCTTACAAAAGGGTCACTAGTTCTACCATAAGACCTTAAAATATTTGGTGTCATAGCTCTAGCAGCTTGAGTTGAAAACTTATTTAATGCATAATCAAATGTATTTGTTCCACCTTCTACTGCTTTAGCGAATTGGTCTATGTCTTTAGACAGTTGAGCTATGCCTGTTAACATAGCTTTATCAGCTATATTTGACCAAGCCGAAGAAGCAGTCATTGATACAGCAGTATTTAAATACTTTTCCATACTTGCATATTTATCAGTATCTTTAATAGCTCCCATTTTTTTATATATCATATATATGTCTGCACCAAATCCTATAGGTGTAGCAAATGGGTCAAAACGATTATAAGTATATGATTTGTTACCAATAGTTACTGCTTTATCTTGATAGCCTAAACCTTGGGTTTTAACCATGTCTAGTTTATAACCATCACCTGTTCCTGAAACAACACCTTCAGATGCTAAGTAAGTTCCTAATCCTATTACACCTGAACCTGCAATAACTCTTGCTATAGCTTCATCTGCTTCTGCTCCACCCTTTGCAATAGCTCTACGGATAGCAGGATTTGCTAATGCAAAGAACGAGTTAGTTAAAGAGTAACCTGCTAGATTTAAGGGTGTCCTAACGAAAGGTAGATAAGTAGCAGTTATGTTACCAATAACAGGTATACGTTTTAACTTAGCAACCTGTGATGCAATCTTATTATCTTTAGTAAATGTAACTCTAGCCGCATCTTCAAGTGCCGCTTTTTCTAGTTCAGCAGGTGTCTTCTTAATTACATTAGATACAAATTCACTATGTTCTTTTGTTCCTAGCATTAATCCTTTTTTAGCTGCACCTCTATAAGCCTGTTGATACACAAAAGATGACTTAGCTATAGTTTTAAAAAGTGCATCTGTAGCTAATAATATAGCACCCGGAGTTCTTATTACGCCACTCACTATTTTCCTACCAATACCTGCACCCTGTTTAGAACCTGTACCTACTATTTCTTCATATTCACTTCTACTCATTCTTTTTAGTTCCGGTGGTAAATCACCATCTTTAAAGGTTTTAAGGAAGTTCTTGGCAGCATTTAAAAGCGATGCACTAGCACCAACATTTCTACCTACAAATTCACGTAAATAAACTTTATCTTTAGGTTTTTTGAGGAAAGGAGACCTTATTGCACCAACAACTGCTGCTGCAGGGGTTACTATTAAGTTCTCATATAGTTGTGTAGCTAAGTTACCTACTGTGTTCACTAGGTATGTACTTGGAGAGGATAGATAGTTGAAATATATTAATTGATTTATCTTATCTGTATTGGTATCTGTAAATTTATCTTTGAGTAATTTGTTTAGTGTCTCATCTGTGTTATTAGCTAAATTTTGAACTGCTTTATTGACAGAAGATATATCACCACCCAATACTGCTGCAGTCAATTCACTAATCTGTTTATTTCTTATGTCGCTATTGCTTCCTACAGGTATATTAAACGCTTGTAATGTCCTACCTGCATTTGCTTTTAAGTTTAATAGCTTTTCTTGTATAGCTCTGTGTCTAACAACTGCCTTAGCTAGTTGTCCTTGTGCCTGTGTACCACCATTACCTGAAGCAATTAAATCTGCTATAGATTTAACTTTATCAGCAGATGCAATAAATAACATTCTTGCTGCAGTTGCATACTCAGGCGTACTTGATTTACCTGCTGCTTTAAAAAACTGCTCAAAGTTGTCTTCACCTAAGCCTAATTCTTTTGCTCTTTTAAGCGTTTCTTCATTAGATGCTCTAGTTCCTGTAGCTTTAGCACCAAGTTTTATATCTTTATTTGAAGCAAAGATATTATCAACCATATCTTCAACACCATCATTGACAGTTTCAAATAGTTCTTTACCTTCTTTATTTGTAAACTTTATCTTTAAGTTAGCACTGCCTATATTGGCTTCATCAAATAATGGGTCAGGTAACAATGCTTTGGAATTTCCTGTATCCTCTAATAAGTCTACAGTTTGATTGACAGCTTTTTCTTGTCCTACTGCTGTATCTGTATCTTTAGATATAGTCTTACCTAGTTCTTTTCTTATAGGGTCTTTAGAACCTCTAAATAATAACTTAGCTGCTCTAACACCTATCTCTACAGGGAAAGCAAGTATAGCATCTTCAGCAGCCATTTTAAATCTTGACTGTAATTCTGTATCCTTTGGATTAGATTTAAGTGCTTCAATAGCATCATTTACACCCGGAACTTCTGTTAGTTCAGGTATCTCTGCTAAGATGTCAGTTAATCTGCCTTCATCTCCTGCTGATACAAGTTGAGAGCCACCTACACCATCTAGCACATTAACACCAAACTTCTTTATAGGACCTTTAGGGTCTTTGAATACCTTACCTACTTTAGGTGTTTTTGCTAATAAACCTACTCTAGCTCCTCTAAATACAACAGTACCTACTACAAAACGTGTTAAGTCTCGTGCTATTTGACCTGCAATAGTTTCATTCTTATCTACTTCAGGCAGCTGTAATGGGTCATCTGAAGTATATTCTTGCACCTCTTCATCTGACTCTAACTTTTTAATGTTAGGAACAAAATCACTAAGACTAACTTCTCCATCATCATCGCCAAACTTTATAGAGTACTTAAGTTTCTCAGCTAGTTTATCAGTTAAGTAATCTTGTAGGTTAAGCACTCCTTGTGCTGCATCCCTAGTTCCACCCACTAATGCTCTGTATGTCTCACTGCCAAATGTAGGTTCTTCTTCTGATTCTAGTTTCTGTTCTTCCTCATAGGCAAGTCTTTCTTTAAGTTGAATGTTATCATTCATCTTGGCTATGGGGTCACGTGTCTCTGTATTATTTGCAGTTTCACGTAATTTATCTAACAATGATACTGGTTTATTAATATTCTCATCATCAACTTTGTTTGCAGTTTCACGCAATCTATCTAATACAGACATATGTATTACCTTTTAATCTAAGCTATCTAGCAAATTATTAACTTTATCTTTACCATAATCTTTTGTTATTCTAGCTATTTCTGTATTTAATTCACTTTCAGCTTTTCTATCTCCATTCTTAGCTTTATCATATAACTCTTTTATTAAAGATTGGTTTATCGGTAATTTAGAACCACCACCTTGATTAATTGCTATAAGTTTATCAAAACTTGGATTTTTTATACGAATCAATCTATTTAAAAGAGCATCTTGTGGCTTTGTTAATCCTTTTTCACTAAACTTTAGTTCCTCTAATTGAAGTATTCTTTGGTCTATCGTCATATTTTTATCAGTATCAAACTGTGACCTAACTGAAGTAGGCAAACTACCCGGAAGTATATTTATATCGCTTCTATCTACTCCTGTATCTAATGTACCCACTCTAGTTTTTATTCCTGATTGTATTCTACTGTCAATATTAGGTGATAATCCTATTGCAGCTAAAAGACTATTTTGAGTTGAGCCTACCTTTAAATTACCATAATCAAGTGGTGGCTGATAAGACAGCTTATTGACCACATCTTGAATAGTTAATTTATTATCTTGTGCAAACTTAGTTGTGCCATCCCACAATCCATCTGCCTTACCTTTATAGTCTGTGTCTAAGGCTAACTTAGCCATAGTGCTTGATAAACCTGCTTTGGCAATAGAAGCAGCTTTAGGCAGACTAAACCCAACGCCAACTAGCATTTCTAGTTCACTCTTAATTCTTTTCTTATCTTTTTTTATTTCTTCTTGTGTATCAAGAGCTTTCTGAACACCAATCTTAACAGTATCATTTACTATTTTATCAGTCTTAGCAACATCTAAATCTATCTCTTCTTTAGCAGTTGTTGCAAAGCCTTCTACAAATCCACCCCAAAAACTCATCCTGCTCTCCTAGCCATTAAACCCATAGGCTCACTCTCTGTTTCAACAGACTGCTCCTCTTCTTCACTAGTTGTATCACTAGAATCTTTATTTAAGTCTCTTTCCAACTCCTCTAGCACAGATGCTATTGTTGAATCTTCTGTTTCAATTTTTTTATCTCTTTCCATGCCTGTATTGTACTTAATACCTGCCTTATCAGCAATTAGCATCATCATTTCCATTAGTACAGGTATAACTAACATACCTGTATCAATACTATGTCTGCCTTCCATAACACCTGATAATTGTATAGTGTTAGCTATTGTGGTTACTGGTACACCAGACTCTAATACTCCTACTAATTGCTTTACAAAAGAATCATCTTGCATGCGAGTCAGGTAGTCTTGAACCACCTCATCTGTAGTAGTAAGTTTTGCAGGTTGTTGCCAAGGTCTAGCACCTAACTCATGGGTCATTGCCATACCTGCTCTAGGTGCATCTAATCTAGGCTGTTCCATTACGTTCATCCTCTATTTTCATTAGTATTTTAGCTATTTTTACAGTTTCTTTATTTTCATCTGTATTATTTTTTGCATTATTTGGCATTGAACGTCTTAGCATAATACCATCATTTTTGGTATTAGAACTAACTTTATTAGAGTTAGATTCCCTCAGTCTAGCTGTTAATGCTTTCATGTTTCCATATAATTGTTGTGAAGGATTTGTTAGTGGCATTTTTCTTCCTTTTTTATTTTAACTTATACCAAAAGAACCTTTAATAGCTGCTGCACCAAGTGTAGCAACTAAGCTACCTACAGCAGAACCTCTGCTACTTGAAGCTGCTCTTTCGGATGCTTCTTTTTGTGCATCTGCACTAATATTAGCAACAGTCATATCCTTTATTCTTTCAAATTCACTTTCTGAACTTTTCCATGCCCATTCCATAGTATCAGCATAATAGTTCCACAAGTTATCATATTGAACATTAGATACATCTAACACTGCTTTAGCATTTAATTCATTGGCACGATTAACTGCGGCAGTATCTGCTGTGGCAATCTCTCTTCTCCACACTGCATTGTTCTGTGCAATAGCTAATTGGTTATTAGCATTAAATTGGTCACGTTGATTATTTACCTCAGCATTAAATCTTCCTACAGTATTCTCTTCTCCTGCATTAAATTGATTTTGTGCATTTCTTTGTGTAGCATTATATTGTGATATCTGACTTGCTAAATTAGACATGAATTGGTCTGTTTGATTCTGAGAAGTAGCATTAAATTGATTTGCAGCATTTGTAGCAGCTTGGTCTGTTAACAGTGCTGTGTTAATAGCTTCTGCATTAAATAAAGCAGTTTGTTGTTCATTAGTTAAATTAGCCATATTCATATCTATAAACGACTTAGCATTATTAACTGCTGCTTGTTGCCTGTTATTTAAGTTAGTAGTATCTAGTTGTGTAAGAGCTGCAGCTTCTGCCATGACTAGTGCCTGACTATTACTTAAGTTTTGTAAGTTCATAGTATTTACAGCACGACTATTCTCTAAGGCAATATTTTGTTCAGCAGTAAAGTTCTTATCGGCTATGTCACCTATCCTAGCAGAGTTCTGCACTCTTGCTTGGAAGGCTTGGTCAAATTCCTGACCTATAAATGTTGCACGCTGTTCTGCTGCTAACATTGCTCTTTGTTGTCTATTAGATAAGTTCTGTGACTCAAACTTTGCTGTTGTTGCTGCATCAGCCTGTGCTATAGGAAGTGCTGATTCTAATGCACCTTGTATCATGGCTTGTCCTGCCATTGAAGATGCACCCATTCCTCTAGCAGCCATCTGTGCCTGAATACCTCTTAATGTTCCTGCTGCCCACGGTGGTGGATTGTTGGCATCAAAGTTAGCAGTAAGACCTGCTAGTTGCCCTTGAACAGTAGCCTTTTCTGAAGGGGTAGCAGTGGCGGCTTGTATCTGTTCTGTATACTTAGATGCTTTCTCTGCATCGGCTACACCATCAATTAATTCACCATCTTGTATTTCCCTCTGCATAGGGTTTTCCATTAATATGGCATTACCCTGTGCGGCATCTAAATCTCCTACACTAGAAGTTGTCTGTTGAGCTGCTGTAATCTTTGCTTTTGGGTCATCAGGGTCTAGTTGAGCTGCCGTATTAGCTTCTACTGCTGTCCTTATATCAGGAGTTACATCTGTTGATGTTACAGTATTAGCAGTTACCTGTTGAGCAGAGTCAGCCTGTGCTGTATCAGCAGTAGATGTAGTTACATCAGTAGCATCTCCTACCTCACCTGTGCCTGTAGCAACTAATTGATTTTCATTTTGTTGTATTAGTTCAGGTTGTGTAACAGCACCTACAGGTATAGCACCTGTCTGTGCTAGTTTTGCAGTTACATCTGTTACTGTAGCAGGTCTAGTGCCTTCTACAGGATTACCTTCTTCATCATACGTAGTAGTAGCTATATCACCATAAGCATCTACCTGACCATCTCCTGTGCCTAGTGTGGGTACATAGGATTGTTCTTGAGGTTTAGGTGTAACAGGTGGTAAGTTAGGTGGATTTATTGAAGGGTTAACAGGCATTGTTGTAACTACATCATCTATACCTGTAAGTGGTGCAGCCAAGTTATCACCACCTTCAGCAAACCTACGTACAGAACCACCACGAGCCATCTGTTGTGCTTTAGCTCTATACACAATCATCTCACGTTCTTTGTCAGGGTTTTCTTTTAGGTAGTCATCAAACTTTTCCATCTCACCTGCATAACCCATACGTGAAGCTATCTTCTGTAATCCCTGTGGCTTAAAGCCTTTAAACATTGCCATGTATTCTTATCCTTACTTCATTACTATTGCGACTACTAAAGCTACCACACCTAAAGTTCCCACCATAGACATAGCTTCTATTCGCCACATTCTTTTGTCTAAGCCTTCTAACTTGTCATTGACCATCTGATATCTGATAGCACATTCTTTCTCGTGTGCATCAAGCTCTAGTTGTACTTTTAGTTCAGGTTGCATACTCATTTTCATCCTTAGTCTGCATCAGCTATTGTGTTGCCTTCAGCTACCCATTCAAGGATTGCTTGGTAGTCTGTGTTTGCAGGGTCTAGTGGTACAGATAAAACTATGTTGCTGTTTAAAAGTGTGACCTTATAAGTGCTAAGTTCATTTGTTATAGGACTTATTTTTTTCTTTACTGTATTTATCTTCATAATATTACCCTTATAGTTCTGATTTTAATGCCACATACGCTGAAGCATCAGCCGTTCTTATAAAACCTGCGTGACCTGCTGTGTTAGTCACACCTGAATCAACATGAAATTCTACTGCTCTTGTTGTTTTATTAACTTCAATTTCTAATTCATTAAAAAAATCACTCGTACCATTCCTTAGAAATCTATAATAATTAGTTCCTGTTGTTTGTTCTAAGGATGGAGATGTTCTCATTTCAACTGGAAAAGGATAAACTCCATAAATAACAGTACTACTATATGCTTGCCCATTGCAAATTGGATTTAAATCTCCTTGACCAACTAATAAATAATACCTCTGACACAAAGCTAGTTCTTCCCCAAATGACCTATGCTCAAATGGTGTGGCTTGTTCGCCTACTTCTAGTTGACATTCAGTTATTTGAAATGTTGCACCTGCCGTTGTCATAACAGCATTAGTTGCTTGTCCACTTGCCCATTTATTATTAGCATAGTCAGTCCAACCTGATGTTGAATCACCACTACTATAATCACTGCCTGCCCCTAAATGCCAAGACACCCAAATACCTTGACCACTGTCATTGACAATTCCAGCACCTGAGTCTGTGTCACCAACAACTGTTAATGTTTTTTTCTCCCAAGTATTAGCAGAATTTATTGTATATGTTTTGTTAAATATTCTACCAGTAGAATCTGATTTGTAAAACCCAACAGCAAATGTTCCAGTTATAGAAGACTTAACATAAAAAGATAATGTAATTGTTTCAGCATTAGAAGTTGCATAGCGAAGATGTTGTAAATTTTGTGCTTCAATTATCTGCCCTATATATCCATACTCATCCGAAGCGATTGCACTTTCTGCTGTTCCAGTTGTCCATTTTAATGATGTTCCAGTACCACCTAAAGGGTGGTCAGCAACTTGTGAATAAGTGCCATCTAATTCGTCAATAGCATTAAATGCAGTTCTCCACCTATCAATTAAAAAATCAGAATTTGTGCCATCGTGTGCCATTGCCAAAGAAGTACCTCTCTGTGCCACTTGCATTGCTGAATTTATAAGAATATTCCTTCGCCCACCAATCTGACTATTGGTTATGACTTCACCCATCTTTGCTAATTCTGCTGCTTTGGTCATTACTTACTCTCCAATTTTACTAGCATCATCTCTTTGCTTACGAGTTGTATAATCACTTCTCGCAGTTACAAGTGCAACAAAGTCTGCTTGGTTACTTGGTATTGCATCTGTGAAGCTATCATCGTTCATTAACTTTGTAGTCCACTCTAATTGCATACGTTTCCAACAGTTGTTTAACTTGCCATTGATTGCACCATCAATCCAAGCATCTACACCTGCATTGTCTGATACGTCATTGTATAAATCATTAGACAGAATCTTCTGTTGTAAATCTGTTAATGTTATTTTCTTTTCGTGATTTGCCATTTTATATCTCCTTTATGATTGAGTTGTTTCACTCTTGGCTTATGCTACCCTAATAAGTAACCCGTAAATAATGTATCAGAATTTACATCCGACTGTGCTGACCCATTTGATTGAGTATATACTATTTTAGCTTCATCTCCTGCATCCATATCAGCAGTTACAGATATAGTTACGGGATAATAATTTATATCGGCACTGAAGTTAGGGTCTATTATGTGATAATACGCTCTATTTGAAGTTGAAAGATTAAATTGAATAACAGTAGCTGCTGTATCAACATTATTAAAGTATGTAACAAAACTTAATTGGTATTTACCAGTTACTGGAGCATTAAAAATATTTGATGCAAAATTACTACCAATATCATATACTATTGTAGCAAATTGAATATCTGTTGAAGTGTTAGTAGCAAGGTTATTCTGACCACTTGAAGCAACACAAAAAGCAGGTTGCAGTGGTTTGGTTATAATTCCATTAGCATCTATAGCCATTGAGGTTGTAGTTCCTAAAGCTGAACCTTTACCTATAATCAGTGAATCTGCACTGTCATCTAGTCCTATGTGGTAGTCCTGTGCATTACCATCAAACAATATCTTCTTGTCTGCTGCACTAGCATCACCAATAGTAATATCACTATTAACAGTAAGGTTGTTGCCCATAGTAACATTGCCACTAAAAGTACCCCCTGCACTCTGACTAACTGCATCTGGTACAGAAAACACATCATAGACTACCATCTCAATGATGTCATTTAAACTAGCAGATTGAACTAATACAACAGTTGTACCTGTAGTTGCTGTGTAGTCATCTCCGGGTACAAGTAATATACCATTCTGATATACATCCATGTACAAACTATCTGTGTAGGTAAGTGTCAATCCGTTTGCATCAGTGCTACTGAAGCTATCCTGACCTGCCGTAGCTTGGTATTGGAATCTGTTACGTACTCCCCGTGAAGGAGATTTGCCTATGTATGCCATATGTTACTCCTTTGGGTGCTTGTCTTTAATAGCTTTGATAGTTTTCTTCCAACCATCTATGCCATTGTGATACAAGTCATCTAATTGTTCTCCTATGTCTCCATAAGCTAACTTACGAGTCATACGAACTTTGTCATTTGCTTCTTCTGTATCTGCTTCTGTCTCATAAGTTGTTAATTCTTTATCTGTTGGTTTAGATATACTTAAATTCCATGATTCAATATATGCACCTTTACCATCATCTCTTAAAATAACATCTTTAAGAAAATCAACTTGAGCAACGTCTTTTGCTTTTGCATATAATTTTATTTTTGTGTGAAGTTCTGCCAAGTTATGCTCCTATAATTCTGTAAGCACCAAAGATATTAAATTGTGATGAGTCTTCAATTCTTCCTGCTCCTGTACCTTGATATGTATAGGCTTCAAGATAATCACTTGAGCCATTAAAAATTATAGTATTTACTAGAGTTACACCTCCTGATTGACTACCATCAGCAATTTGCATTGGAAAATGTCCAGTTCCATTAAAATAAAATGAACCATAAGTATGAGTAGTTGCCGTATTTGGGTTGATATTACAAAAACAATAATATTTTCCTGCAACATTTGGTGTAAATCTGTAATTTGTTGCATGGTCATAAACACCACCATTGTCGTATATTTCATCGTTAAACTGTATTTTTGTCCATGTACTAGCTGTTATAGTTTGATTGCTACTTGTCCTTGATGCTAAAAATGAAGGTGTATTTGCTTCAGTACCACTTACAGTTCCACTAAATGCAAATGTATCTGCTAGGTTTATTCCATCAGCTTGAACTTTTGTTAATGCCATCTACTTCTCCCTATGCGTATGGACTGTCACCTAATGTGCTTGTATCCCAAGCAGCTTTAAGTTTAGCTATAGTGTCTGCACTTGATATTGCACTTGCAGCAGGAGCATCTCTTAATGCTTTCTTCTTTGCTACACTTGCAGTCTTTGCATCTGCATCATCAGCTTCTAATGCTTTCATATAAACTACATCTTCAGCATCAAGTAAAGGCTTTCTTACTTCCCTTATCTTATCCTTGAATATAACTTTTGATGCAGTTAAATCTTCAGTAATAGTCTTACCTGATAATGTCCATGCATTTCTGAAATGTCTATCTGATGGTATAGTTGCATCTGCTGCATTAATAAGATTACCATCTTTATCTGCTATGTTTGTTGTTGCCATTGGTTTCTCCTTTAAGCAGCTTCTTTGTTATGTGTAGCTAATTCTTCATTAATTCTCCAAGCATTTCGCCACACTCTAGTGCTTGGCAGTTGTGACTTAGTACAAATGAGCATACGAGGTTTGTTGGCTCTGTCGTAGTATTGCCACACATGTCTCGGTATGTCTTTCATAATTAAATATTCTATTGCCTGTTCTTCTGTCATTGCATCAATAGGTTTAGTGTTGTGTAACAAGTAACCTCTTGTATGCTTTACAAAGTCAGGCTTGGCTTCATCTTTAGCAAGTTCCCAATAGGCTTCTACAGGTGGAAGTATGCCACCCTTTAATGCACAAGCCATCCAATTAGGGTCAGGATGTGTAATCTTTGCAGGTGCATCAGGCTCTTCAGGGTCTTCCCATACAACACAGTATTCTGTTCTGTGTGGCTCTAGCTTTTCCTTTGCCCAACACAGTCTATCCCAAAGATGTGTGCCTTGAAATTCTGGTGTTTCTATTGTCATGCGAGGTCTCCATGTACTACACAGTTTTGGTCACTTCCAGAGTTTCCTGCTGTATCTGCTATAAAACTTTCTATTAAAAAAAGTGATGTTGTTTTTCCCTGCACCACTGCCAATCGGTTAGCAACTGTACCTGCAATATCGCAGGTCGCTACAGAAGAATAACCTATATTAGCCATGTTATTTGCAAAATTATAAGTATTGTCACCATCTCCGTTGTCAGTAAAACTTGAGAAATTAAATTTATCTTCTTCAGCAGCATTTGTGTCAACACCACCTGCCCAAGCCTTTGCAACACCATTAAATATATAACTTGTATCTATTGATTTGGTTGTATTAGTGTTAACCGAATCACTTGTCTGTAATGTATCAAATGCTATTGTTCCGTTTGCCATTATGCTAAATCTCCGTGTAATGCAGGATGCACATTTGATGCATCTATTAAACTACCATTTACATATGCCGTTTGATATCGTGAAGCCGTTGTTGTTGGATTTGCTATATCAAAACATTGACTAAGGTTAATTAAAGCTGTATTACCTTGACCTGCTGTTCCAACATGAGCATAGTTTACATTTGCCATTGCTGAAGAAATTGTTACTGTATAATCACCTGTACCTTCATCTAAGACTGATGAGATATTAAAACTGTCTCTAGAAGTTATTGTAGCACCAGCACTTGTTCCTGTACCATTAAAGTTTACCCAAGACTTCGCCAACCCTTGCTGTATACTTGTATGTGCCGTACCCTCACCTCTAATAGTCAAGGAGTTTGCACTTGCACTAACTACAGGTGTTGAGCCAATGGTTAAGTTTGTTGAGGTAGATTTACCTGTGATTGCATCTACTGATAATGTACTCATGCTATCCTCCTATCTCAGTTGCTGATATGAATGAAACACCACGCTCATAACCATTATTATCAGTATCAGAAATAGTTCTATTAATAAAAAAGTTATTAGTTCCAGTAGTATTTACACCTAATTTATATGCTATTTCTGACGTAGTATTTGGAGCATCAAAATATCCCATGTGCAACATTTCAAGAGTAGATGCATCTTCAGAAGCATAGTAGCTTATTGCAGCACTAGCTATACCAATTTTTCTACTTCCCACTGAACCTTGTGTATTTGCTAACTTTGTTGAATTTCTAAAGAAAAACCAAATTGTACTCCAAGTAGCATTTTCTGATTCATACATTACATTAGCTTCAAGTTTTATAATAGAAGATGCACTTTTAGGTGTTATATTAACTACAAAGTTAGTTATTGCTTGGTCGTTGTCTGCTGTTCCATAAGTCTCAGTTTGTGATGTAGTTAGCTGAAAGTATTTAACTTGCAACACAGCACCTTTCATATAAGGTATACTGTTACCACTTCTATCAGTTATTGTATCTACTTTTAAGCTACTCATAATACTGCCAACCTTCCACCACTATTTACAGTCAATGTAACACCACTGTTAACTGTAAGGTCTCCTGTGACATTTGCATTTTCTGTAGCAAGTATTGTTATGTTTGTATCTAAGGCTTGTGCATTAGTTCTAAACAAGCCACCACCTTTGAAGTTACCTTTGTTCTCAGGTGCAGGTGTTACATTTCCTGCTGCTAATCCGAGAAAGTATACAAAGACATTACCTGTTCCTGCAGAGGGTATTTCACCTGAACCAAAAGTAAGAGTTGTGCCATCAGGTACAGTGTACTTAGAACTATCTTGCACAACACCATCTACTGATACAATTATTGATTGCACATTAGATATTGTTCTACCTAAATCAAATTCGTCTTCTGAACCTGTACCATTAAATCTTACAACAGATGGTAGAGATTGAAAATTAGCAGGTACGTCATTTCCTATGTATGCCATTCTATCTCCTACTCGCTAATAGTATCAACTGCTGAGACAACAACATCAAGTGAATTTGTTACACTTGACTTTGCTCTTAGTTTATCACCTGTTTGTAATATTATTTTTGAACCACCATCTATTAATTCTAATGCACCACCAACAGGTATAGGTGCAGATTTAATGAGGTAAGCTGTTACGTTATCACTATTGTCAGTAATAGCTACGTCTACAGTTATCTGTGAGGTATGTGTGTTAGCCATCCTTATACCAACTATTGCATCATCACTGTTTGATGTAGCTCTTATATCTGCAAGAGATGCATCTATGTC